CTGAGCTGATGGGAGAGTTCCATAGCTTCATAAGGGTAAGTAATTATTACTGCACAACTTACCTGAAGGAAGAAGAGAGGCAGGGATTGATGTACATGAACATGTTAACGGGAAGGAAGATGTATGAAGCTGATTGGCTGAAGGTTATTGATGAGAGGAAGCACGAGCCTGAGAAGGATTTCGTTTCTTACGATCCGGTTAGAGGTAAGTGGAGTCGAGTTAAGTATCTGGAAGACTTTGATGATGCACTGTCGAGTGCTTACTTAGGTATGTACAGTAAGCCGAAAGCAGTTGACGTGTCCAATTTCGTTCAATTTTGGAAGAGGAGAAGGGCATGGGTTGCTAAAGGGAGTACAGTGTTGAATCAACTTCCTAGGGAGATGTTGTCATATACTGTGTCTTTCTTAGACCATTTGAAAGGAACTATTGAGCTGAGGCATAACAAGAAGAGTTTGTTTGAGCACCATGAGATAATAGATTTACTCAAGGAGAGCACCGATACATGGAACGCTACTAAGGTGGTTCCTAAGCTGAATGAGACTGGGAAGGAGAGAGAGTTGCTCCCAGGTACGCTGATGCACTATGTGATATTTAGTTACGTGCTGTATGCTGCGGAGAAGCAGGCTAGTATAGGTAGTACTAGACTGAATGTGAATGATGATGATAACTTGATGTACTATGATAAGAAGATGGTGAAAGGGATTCACCACATGTTGTATGACTGGGCGAATTTTAATTCGCAACACACGACTAGAGATATGGCAAGGGTAATAGAGATGCTCGAGCATATACCGGGAATGCCAGAGGACTATAGTTACTTTTGTAGGGCTATAGCTGAAAGTTTTAGCCATATGTGGCTTATAGATCCGGAAGGAGGGAAACACAAGTTAGAGAAGGGTTTGTTCTCCGGGTGGAGAGGGACTACCTGGATTAACAGCGTGTTGAACTACATTTATGTTAATATAGGGATCAAATGTTGTGAGAGGTTGTATCCTGATTTCAATCCACTGTACCTGGACCATGGAGGCGACGACTTGGACGTGGGGTTCGAGAGTCCTCAAGACTGCTTCCGAATGATGAGGGTTATGGATGCAATAGGTTATGAGGCTAAGGCTATCAAGCAGATGGTTGATAAGAAGTCAGAATTCTTTAGGAACACGATAACACAGGAAGGAGTTTTTGCTAGCCCATGCAGGGCTTTGGCAAACTTTGTGAGCGGTAACTGGGAAAGCGGAGGTGCAAAGGAGTTGTCTGAGAAGGCGAACAGCATATTGGATCAGGTTGCTAAAATGAAGAGGAGAGGAGTAGACGCTGAGTTCTGTCAGCATATATGCAGGATGGCTCTGAAGCACTGGCTAAAGATAAAAGTGGATGATGAGTGGTTCGAGATAAGAGATGAAGTGATACATGGCGACTTTGAGTCTGGAGGTTTGGGAATTCCAGACCGTGACGGGTGTGTTTGGAAGTTGGAGCCACCTATATTGATAGTGGATTTGGTAGGATTGAATGTCAAGTTGCCTGGGGCTTATTGTAGCCAGGATTATGTCGAGATGGTTAAGGAGGAGTTAGCCAAGGTTAAGTTGGAAGTGGTTGGCGAAGAGAGCCTGATTGAGAAGTTGGCTAAGGAGAGTTATGATCTTAAGCAGTTCGAAGAGAGGGCATTGTTCTCTGAGTTGAATAAGGTAAAGACACAGGTGGTGGATAAAATACCTGTGGTTAGTAAGAAGTGGGACCCGATGTACTTTGAGGAGTTCATACGATGGACGAAGAGTGGTGATAGAGGGTTGAGCTTGGGCAAGATGGAGATGTTTGCTGAGTTCATAGGCCACGTGGTGGCGGACGGGATGGTCTTGGAATACGAGGACTTAATGAATGTATACCTTGAGGAGCCTGTGACACCAGAAGTGGTTAGGTTCAGAGGAGACGTGTATTACAGGAGGTTGATACCTGATTTCTTGGCAAATAATATAGATAAGTTTGTTCGGAGGTATGGTAACAATGAGAAGTTGTCGGTTGATGATATGCAAGAGGTCTTTAAAACTGTGGCGTACATGGCATATGTTATGTACAACCACCACGCTTGAGATATTAAGAGGGGACGGGCCTGATGATGAGAAACTTGGCGCAAGCTGAGTTGCCCGGAGGATGACATCTGAGAATACTGGAAACATAAGTGGAGTAGGTGTATCTAAAAGGGTCGCTGCATACTGCGTGAACGTATGCAAACAAGTT